GTTCGCACAGCAATGTTGCAGGACGAATGTTTCAAAATGACAGATGACAGGCCGAACAGCATCCTAGCCCTGCGCGATGGGCTGGATCGTTTGGCGGGTTGACTAACCGCTAAAACGTGCTATTTATTGGGGTGACTAATTGCGTCTGGTTTTATTACTGGGCGCTTTTTTGTTTCTATAGGCGGGATGCCTTAACGATTTAACAAAGGCGGGAAGCCTAATGACTAAACAAGCAAGTTTTTCAAGATGACGACACACGGAGGCAAGCGGGCAAATTCAGGCCGAAAGCCCGGCGCAACATCACTCGCAAAACGTGACCTTGCAGCAATGGCAAAGGAACACGTCGAACTAGCCTTGGCCGTACTGGTCGAGATAGCAACATCTGGACAAAGCGAGCCCGCGCGCGTCACAGCCGCAAATTCATTACTTGACCGCGCATATGGAAAGCCAATCCAAGCAACCGTTGATGTGCCGATTGATAAGGTTCCAGAACTATTTGACGGATGGGAGATTGAACGTGCGCAACCCGATTCGCCTGACGCTGACTGAACCGCAAGAGAGGTTTTTAATGTCAACGGCAAAGCACCCCGCTTTTGTTGCGGGTTTCGGGGCGGGTAAAACCGAAGTGATGATCTGGTCAGCAATCAGTGACGCCGCGCACAGTTCAACAGCACTGATCGGCATGTATGCGCCAACCTACGACCTTGTGCGGCTTATTACAGCCCCAAGGCTTTGCGCGCGACTGACAAAGATCGGCGTGCCACACAAATGGAACAAGTCGGAAAACATCGTCTACACATCTTGGCCGCGCTTCGGTGATTTTGTCCTGCGCACAATGGACAACCCCGAACGCATTATCGGATACGAAACTTACCGCGCGCACGTTGACGAATTGGACACGCTAAAGGCAGTCAACGCCCGCAAGGTATGGAACCAGATCGTCGCGCGTAATCGGCAAAAGCCCGAAGGCATCAAGCGGCCTTTCAACCGCGTATCAGCTTACACAACGCCCGAAGGTTTTCGGTTTGTTTATGAACGCTGGGCAAAAGAGCCAACGCCGGGCTATGAATACTTTCAAGCGCCGACTTACAGCAACCCAAAGCTGCCCGACGATTACGTTGACAACCTGCGCGCCACGTACCCCGCTGAACTGATTGACGCATATATCGAGGGCATGTTCACAAACCTGACATCGGGCAGCATTTACACGTCCTATAACCGCGAGACACAGCGCAGCAGCGAAACTATCAGGGACCGCGAGCCGATACGCCTTGGGATGGACTTCAACGTAGGCAACATGGCCGCGTGCGCTTTTGTTCTGCGCGAAAACGTTTGGCACTGCGTTGACGAAATCAAGGGCGGCGTAGATACCCCGTCAATGATTGACACGCTCAAGACACGATACGAGGGTCACACGATTACAATCTACCCGGATGCAAGCGGAAAGAACGCCAGCAGCAAGGGCGCTTCATTATCCGACATCGGGCTGTTGCGAAATGCGGGCTATACGATCCGCGCAAGGCAAAGCAACCCGCGCGTCAAAGACCGCGTGCTGGCCGTCAACATGGGCTTTCAGTCGGGCCGCTTGTTCGTCAATCCTGACACATGCCCAGAGACAGCGCGTTGCCTTGAGCAGCAGCCATATGACAAGAATGGCGAGCCTGACAAGACAACCGGCCTCGACCACCAGAACGACGCCTTTGGCTATCCGCTGGCGTATGAAATGCCTGTTGTAAAGCCAACCATGACATCAACAGCACTGCCATTCTAAGGATAAACCCAATGCCAAGGACTGAAAAGCAAGAGCAAGAACGGGCAGCACTTGGCCGCGATTGGGATTTCCTTGCAGCGTCATTGCAATCAGAAGCGCAAATCAGAAACGACGCGCACGACCTACACGAAGAAATTGAAAGCCTGATCTACTTCTACGCGGGCCGCGTCACGCTTGCCAATGCAGTCGGCATACTTGAAGTAATTAAACACGACTTAATCACAGGAACGAGATAAAATGTCTGACAGCGTAAACACAAGAACGGCTGTTATGGCCAAAATGATTGAGGCATCGGCAAAGGGGCGTGCCTTGATGGGCGGGTCCGATGCTATGCGCAAGGAAGGCAAGACCTACCTGCCAAAGTTCAAGGCCGAAGCCGACGAAGATTATCAAGCGCGGCTTGCATCGTCTTGGTTGTTCAACGGGATGCGCAAGACAGTCAAAGACATGACGGGCCGCGTATTTTCCAAGCCTGTCGAGATCAGCGAAGGGCCAGAGCGCTTAAAAGAGTTTGCCACGGACATCAACATGCAAGGGCAGGATCTAAGCGCCTTCGCGTCTGACGTGTTCAAGGATGCGTTTGTGCCGGGTGTTTCGTATATCATGGTCGATGCCCCGCGCCGCGATGGTGACACAACGCGCGCACAGGCCAGCGCATTGGGCTTGCGGCCTTACATGGTCCACTTGAGCGTTGAAAATATCTTAGGCTTCAAAACAGAAATGTTTAACAACGTGCTGGCGTTGTCGATGCTGCGTATTTCGGAAAGCATAAGCGTTGACGACCCGCAAGACGAATTTTCGCAGGTAACGGTTGACCAAGTGCGGGTTATTACGCGGCGCGACGGCGTTGTTTTCGTGCGGGTATATCGCAAAAACGCAAAAGACAAGCTTGTTCTGCACGACGAATACTTGACCAACGCGGAAGAAATCACAGTTATTCCGTTCTACGCACAGCGCACAGGCTTTTTCACCGGCGAACCGGTGCTTGAGGATTTGGCCGATGTCAACATTGCGCACTGGCAATCGCAATCAGACCAGCGCAACATTTTGCACTTTGCGCGCGTGCCGATCCTGTTTGCGTCTGGTCGCGGTGACGATGAACCGCTTGTTATCAGTGCAAGCCAAGCTGTCACGTCGCGCGATGCCGATGCCAAGCTGTCTTGGGTTGAACACTCGGGGCAGGCCATTGGCGCGGGCCGTACTGATCTTAAAGACCTTGAGTTTCAAATGCAGGCGCTTGGCTTGCAGCTATTGGTTCAAAGCAATGAGACAGCAACAGGGGCGGCGCTGGATGCCATTAAAGAAACATCCACGCTGGCCATGATGGCGGACAACCTTAAGGACGCGCTTGAGCAGGCGTTGTTCTGGATGTCGTTCTACGCTGGGCTGCCCGAGGAGAATATCACGGTGCAGGTCAACAAGGAATTTGGCATCACGCCACTGACAGCGCAGGAAGTGCAGGTTATGCAATCCGACGTGTCGCTTGGCTTATTGTCAAAAGAAGCGTATTATGAAGAACGCAAGCGGCGCGGGTTTCTACGCCCTGATCTGGATACAGAAACCGACATGGACGCAATCAGCGAGGAAGCGCCGGACCTGACGGGCGATGCGCTGGATCTTACAGGGCCAAGTGCTGTTGATAACGCGCTTGCCGCATTGAATGGGGGTTGAAGAATGAATTACGGGAAAAAGCCAACAACTAAACGCAAGCCAAAGCCAAAGAAGTAGGGCCGCAAATGAATGATGATCTAGGCGAGTTTGTCGGCAAGGGCTTTGCGCTGTTGCGTGACCGGCTAAAGGCTGTCGAGGCGCGCAAGCCGATCAATGGCGTTGACGGCGACGATGCGGTTGTGGATTACGAGAAAATCCGGCTGATGTTGCCTGCACCTATCCCGGGCAAAGACGGCGTGGTTGATTACGCTAAGATTGAGGCCATGATACCCGATCCGGTCAAGGGCGATGACGCCGTTGTGGACTATGACAAGATCCGGTTGATGATACCCAATCCTATCCCGGGAAAGGACGGTGACGATGCCGTTGTCGACTACGCTCGCATAGAGGCCATGATACCTGATCCTATTCCGGGCCAAGATGCTGTTGTCGATTACGCCAAAATCAGGGCCATGATACCGCCCCCCGTGCCGGGCAAAGACGCCACAGCAACGGACGGCAAGGACGGCGTGGGCGTTGACAACACAAGCGTAGACAAGCGCGGGCATCTTATCGTCACACTAACAGACGGGCGCAAGATCGACGCGGGCAAGGTCAAGGGTAAAGACGGATCACAGTTTCACGGAATGGTTGCAGGCGGGCCAAGCGCTGTCGCGGCAAGGCCAAGCGGCGTTGCATCAATAGACTTTGGCGACGCATCAAATGTTGCGCAAGCGACAATTACGGGCGTCACATCAATCGCAGCAAATTCCATTATTCAGGTTGATATGCGGATCGAGGCAACGCCAGACCACCCCATCAATGACCTGCTAATTGATCCAATACGTGTTGCGGCATATCAAATAGTTGCAGGCGTTGGGTTCACTATTTATGGCACAATGGTCAACGCGACGGCTCACGGCAAATACCTTATAAATTGGTCAGTTGTTTAGAATTATGATAGGAATGTAAAATGGCAGTAGAAATTAAATCAGGCGCGGGCACGGATCTTGCAACGGTTGAACCAGCAAGCAAATCAATCCGCGTGACAAACTACAGTAGCGCAGGTATTGAGGGCATCCAGTCATTGCCTATCGAATTGACTATTTCTCCAGTCAACACGGAAGATGACGACCTAATTTCATCAATAGACGTTGCGCAATACAAGTTTGCAAGTATTCAGTTGACAGGAACATGGGTCGGAACGGTATCGTTTCAAGGTTCAAACGATAACGGGACATTTTACCCTATTCTTGCTTCAGACCCAAGTGGCGGCAACGCAACAGGTGAATCGTCAACCACCACCAATCGCCTGATTAAAATACCTACAATCTACAAATATCTGCGTGTTAGGCTTACGTCATACACGTCCGGCACTGTAAACGGCGTGGCTTACGGGCATCGAGATGAAAACTCGTCCGGCCTAATTAGTTCCATCGGACCCGTAACAATCGCAGACGGCCCCATTGAAACAATCCACAAAGTCATTACAAGCGCGACCACAAACGAGGCGGTCATAAAGGCAAGCGCTGGCCGTTTAAGGACGTTTTCCCTAGTTAATGGCACAACAACGGTGCGTTTTGTGCATCTTTACAATCAATCAACATCGCCAACGGTCGGAACTGATGTCCCATTCGTCACAGTAACAATTCCGCCCAACGCTGAAAGTGGGTTTAGGCCACCTCAAGGCGGCCTTATATTTAGCGATGGCATCGCGTTCTCAATGACGATGGGCGCGGCGGACACCGACGCAACGCCTGACGCGGTTGCGGCTGCAGTCACTGGCTTTATTGGGTTTACCTAATGGCATCCGCAAACGATAAGATCCTAGACGCAATGCAAACCCGTGCGCTGGACTTGCAAAGGCTAGCGGCAGGGCAAGCGCGTGATGTCAATAAATTCCTCACGGAACTTCAGGGCGATATTGTTGCACAGCTTGCGCGGGTTGATCCGACTGGCATTGGCAGCATATCGCGCCGCGCGGCCCGGCTGGAAAAGCTGTTAGATCAGGTCAAGGCCACAATCACGGCATCATATCGCAGCGAAGGCAAGCGGCTGGCGAATGAACTGCGCGAGATTGCGGACATGGAAGCGCGGTTTGCTGTCGCAACAATCAACAACAGCGCGGGCGTGCAGATTATCACGTCCGAACTGACACGCGGGCAATTGGTGGCCATTACGGGCGATCTGTTGGTTCAGGGCGCACCAGTGGCCGAAACTTTATCACGGCAAGCTGGCGACACGCTCAAGCGGTTCACGGACAACATGCGGCTTGGCATCGCGCAGGGCGAGACAAACGCGCAGTTAATTCGGCGAATTCGGGGCGGAAAGCAGAATGGCGAGGTGGTCAAAGGCTTTATGGACATCACGCGCAGCCATGCCGACAGCCTTGTGCGATCTGCAACGCAGGCGGTTTCACAGGCATCGCGGCAAGCGGTCTATGCTGAAAATGACGACATCGTAAAGGCCGAACAGTGGGTAAGCACAATTGATCTGCGCACCACAACCGAATGCGGTGCGCGCGACGGTCTGACATATACCGTTGGCACGCATGAACCGATCGACCACACGTTGCCTTGGGGCGGCGGCCCGGGGAATTTGCATTGGGGCTGTCGATCAACATCTGCGCCGGTGCTAAAGTCTTTCCGCGAGTTGGGTTTTGACATTGACGAAATGACGGACACAACACGGTCGAGCCTTGACGGGCGGATTGCGCAAGACACGTCGTTTGAAGGTTGGCTGTCTAAGCGCACTGTTGCAGAGCAAGACGAAAACCTTGGCGTAGGCCGTGCGAAGCTATGGCGCGACGGGAAAATATCGTTTCGGGATCTTATGGACGCAAACGGCAGGCCGTTGACACTTCAGGAGCTTAGTGATAAGATTTAACTCTAACCAATGGAGTGAACCACCATGACCGATAGAATTAGCAACACATTTATACCGACAAGCAAAATTAGTATTCTCGTGCAAGATGGCACTTTGCACGTCACCAGTGCGACCGGTTACAAACTAGCACTGGGTGAAGTAAGTCACAAAATGCTAAACGATCTTGAGGTGGCTATCAGCCGTACTAATCAACATCAATTCCCCGAAAACTTTACAATGCAAATTGTAAATGAAAAAGTGGAACGCCCACACTTCGGCAAAGAGGACCGCACAGAAAAAGAAGCTGACTTTAGCGAACGCGGCCACACTTTATGAGCGGCACAAGCCCCAAGGAAGCGTGCATCGGCATGGGGTTTTCAGTTGCACGATATAACCACTTGCGCAACATGGGGTTTATCACCCCTAGCGTTGGAAACGAACGTAAGAGGCTTTCCGAGGATGATTTTCAAAGGCTTTACCGTCTTGTGTTTTTGGTAGACGATTGCGGCTTTACCATTCAAGGGGCGGCGAATATTCTTGATGCAGATTGCTACACTGCAATATGCGCCGCACTGCGCGCCGCTGGTGTCTTGGCATCCGTTGACGTTGATGGAATTGCAGGCTAAGGTTTAGGTCTAACAAGGGAGAGAACAATGGCTGATTTTATATTTATATTCTGCGACGGACACGAAGAACATGGGTCTAAAGGCGTTGACGCGTTTACTAACGAGGCTAAATTTATCGAATTTGTGAGGCAGTCGGTAAAAGATTGCGTAGATGATCTTTCGGCTTACATTGAGGAAGCCAAGCGCTTAAATGGGGGTCCGATTTTCGTCCACACAGATGTGGGTTGGGGCGGTCCACATATTTTTGTCGTCCCAAACGGCGAACGGTAGGCCGTTGACGTTGATGGAATTGCAGGCCCGCATCTAACCCCTTGCGCCCTGCTTAAAAATGGTGTATTCCTTGCCTTGACTACCTACGCGCTTTAATTAGTGCAACATAACGAACCAAACAACCCTGCCTCGGCGGGGCTTTTTGCGTTGGCGGGATGCCTGCGCGTTTAACAGCGGGAAGCTGAACCAATGAAAATCGAAGTATCAGACGCAACAACACTGCCAACATGGCTGCAGACACACGTGGCAGACGGCCACCTTGATCTAGGCGCGCTTGCTGCACCAGAGGACGTGGCGGGGCTTAAAACGGCGCTGTCGAAAGAGCGCGGTAATGCAGCGGCGTATTCCAAATATGGCAGCCCGGATGAAATCGACGCCAAGTTCGCAGACCTGACCGAAAAGGCCAAGGGCAACGGCAAGGGCGCAGACGATGCGCAGGCCAAGCTGGACGCGATGAAAAACGAATATGACACTCGCGACAAGGCCAAAGATGAACGCCTCACAAAGATGATGCGCCGTAACGCATCGTCCGAGTTGAAGGCGGAGCTGGCCAAGGCGGGCTTCATAGCAGAAGCAATTGACGACATCGCAAGCACGGCTATGGCTCGCTTGCAGTTTTCAGAGGATGGGACATCAAAGGTTGTAAAGCCTGATGGCTCTATCTGGGTTGAGTCAGGACGACCCAACCAAGATGCGACCCTAGCCGATCTGGCGAAGGAACTTGCGACATCCAAATCATACGCGGTTCGGGATGCAGGCAAGGGCGGCGGCGGGAAGCCAGCCGGATCACAGGGCGGGACGCCTGACAAACCGACAGTCACGCGCGCGGCTTTTGACGCAATGTCACAATACGAGCGTGCAACACATGCAAAATCAGGCGGCA